GTCTTTATTTTTCGGGCGGGGGTATTGGGGGGAGGGGGTACCCCGAGGTGCGGGGGCTGCACCGATACGCAGGGCGCCGGAGTACGTAACCGGCCAGCATTTATTCATCCGCCTTCGGGCGGTTTTTTCGTTTACGGAGGTATCCCATGGGCGCGAGAGGACCGAAGCCGCTGCCGGGGAACGTGCATCTGCTGCGCGGGAACGCCTCCAAGAAGCCGTTGGCTCAGCTGCTCGACGAGTTCAAGCCGGAGGTCGAGATCCCGGGGTTCCCGTCCTGGATCTGGCCGGAGGCGAAGAAGGAGTGGAAGCGAGTATCCGTCGAGCTGGAACGCTACGGTCTGATCAGCAAGCTGGATCGCGCCGCCCTGGTGCTGTACTGCCAGGCCTGGGCGAAGATGGTCTGGGCAGAACAGATGCTGTCGCGCGCCATGGCTGATGCCGAGCGCAAGCGGATCGAGGCGGAGGCGCGCGGCGAGGAATACACCGGCGGCGACGGCATGATGGTGCGCACCGCCAACGGCAATTTCACGTACAGCCATCACTGGGTGGTCGGCAAGCACGCTGCTGCCCAGGTCAAGAGCTACCTCGATTTGTTCGGCCTGTCGCCGTCGGCGCGGGCCAAGGTCAGCACCAGCGACAACCGCCAGGGCCAGCTGTTCGAGGAAGGCACGCCGGACCAGTGGAGCGCCCTGTGACATCGGCTGCCACCGACTTCGCTGGTATCGCCACCGCCTATGCGCGCGATGTGGTCGAAGGCCGCGTCATCGCTAACAAGTGGCACCGCCTGGCTTGCGCCCGGCACCTGAAAGACCTGGAGCGCGCTGAGGCCGGCGAGTTCGCCTATGTCTGGAATCCGGAACTGACGGACACCAAGGGCAAGCAGTACTTTCCGGTCGAGCGCATCTGCAAGTTCGCCGAGCTCATGCCGCACATCAAGGGCGACTGGGCGGCCCGTGGCCAGCTGATCAAGCTGGAGCGCTGGCAGGTCTTCATCCTGGCCAGCATCTTCGGCTGGGGGCACAAGGTCACCGGCAAGCGGCGCTTCCGTGTCGCCGACATCATCGTGCCGCGCAAGAACGCCAAGTCCACGCTGGCCGCCGTCATCGGCCTGTACATGCTCGCGGTCGATGGCGAGTTCGGCGCTGAGGTCTATTCCGGTGCAACCTCGCAAGACCAGGCGATGGAAGTATTCCGCCCAGCGCTGCTGATGGCCCGCGCCACGCCGCGCTTCTGTCAGGCCTACGGCATCACGGTCAACGCCTCGAACCTCTCCATCTCGGAGAACAATAGCAAGTTCGAGCCCGTCATCGGCAAGCCCGGCGACGGCGCCTCGCCCAGCTGTGCCATTGTCGATGAGTACCACGAGCACAAGACGCCGGAGCTGTTCGACACCATGCAGACCGGCATGGGCGCCCGCAGCCAGCCGTTGATCCTGGTCATCACCACCGCCGGCGCCGACATCTCCGGCCCGTGCTACCTGCACCAGGTCGAGCTGCAGAAGATCCTCGAAGGCGCCATGGAAAACGACCAGCGCTTCGGCATCATCTTCACGGTCGACGAAGACGACGACTGGACCAGCGAGGAAGTGCTGCGGAAAGCCAACCCGAACTTCGGCATTTCGGTTGATGGCGAGTACCTGCAGCTGCAGCAGCGCGACGCCGTTGCTGACCCGCGCAAGCAGAACGTTTTCAAGACCAAGCACCTCGACGTCTGGGTCGCCGCCGCCTCGCCCTGGCTGAACCTGCACAACCTGCAGCAGGCCGGAGACCGCGAACTCACCCTGCAGAGCCACGCCTGGGACGGCTGCGTCGTCGGTCTCGACCTCGCCAGCAAGCAGGACATCGCCAGCAAGCTCTACCTGCTCTGGCGCGATCTGGACGACGGCCGGCACTACTACGCCATCTCCCGCAACTACGTGCCGCAGGCCACCGTCGACAAGCCGGAAAACGCCCACTACCAGGCCTGGGTGCACAGCGGCCACCAGATCCAGGAAGAGCTGATTGAAAGCGCCAGCGTCGTCGTCATCCGCGAGGTCGCCAAAGACCCGTGGGGCGGCCACCAGCTCGGCGCCAACCTGGCCGCCGAAGGCTTCACCGTCGTCGACATCCCGCAACAGGTCCGCTACCTCAGCGACCCGATGAAAGAGATCGACGCCCAGGTCAACGCCGGCCGCTTCCACCACGACGGCAACCCCGCCTATGTCTGGATGCTCAGCAACGTCGAGGTGCAGGAAGACCGCAACGAAAACATCTTCCCGCGCAAGTCGCGGGCCAGCAACAAGATCGACGCGGCCGTGGCCACCATCGTCGCCATGAATCGCGCCCTCGCTGCCGAGGAAGCATCCGTGACACCGGAGATCGTCATCCTATGAACGCACCCGCCACTTGGTACAACGCCGAGCGCGTCGCCCAGCACGGCAGCACGATCCTGACCGCCTGGCGTGCCGAGCGGGAAGCCTCGCGCGCCGGTATCCAGGCCTCGACGCCGATCAGCGAGATCGTGCCCGGAACGGCCATGTACGACATCATGACCGGCAACTACGGCGACACCGGCGCCGGCATGCCGGTCACCGAGCAGACCGTGATGGCTATCGGTGCCGTCTATGCCTGCGTCAGCATCATCGGCGGCGCCCTGGCTGCGCTGCCGTTCCACCTGTTCAAGCGGGTGGAAGGCGGGCGCGAGCGCTTCGATTCGGATCTGTGGTGGTTGTTCAACGAGTCGCCGCACCCGAACTGGACGGCGGCCAGCGCCTGGTCGTTCGCCGCGCAGTCCATTGCGCTCAAGGGGGATGGGTTCTGGCGCATCCATCGCCGCGCCGGCAACTCGCAAAAAATCGAAGATATTCGCAGCTTCGAGCCATACCACCCGGATCGCGTCTCTATCGTCGAGGGCAATGGCCTGCGCGCCTACCGCGTTATCAACACCGATGGCACGGTCGAGAATGTCAACACGGAAGACATGCTGCACTTCCCCGGCATCGGCTACGACGGCAAGCGCAGCATCACCCCAATCCGCGCCGCCCTGCGTCCGGCCGGCGGTATCGCCCTGGCTGCCGATGAATACGCCGGAAGCTTCTTCCGCAATGGCGCCCGCCCCGATTTCGCCCTCAAAACCCCCGGCAAGCTCAGCGATGATGCCGCCAAGCTCCTGCGCAGCACCTGGGCGCAGCGCCACGGCGGCGCCAGCAATGCCCACCTTCCGGCCATCCTTACCGGTGGCCTGGACGTGCAGCAGCTCACCATGTCTGCCGAGGATGCCCAGTTGCTGGCCACCCGGCAATTCCAGGTGCAGGACATCGCCCGAATCTTCGGTGTGCCGGCGCACATGATCGGCTACACCGAAAAGTCGACCAGCTGGGGCAGCGGCATTGAGCAGATGTCCATCGGCTTCGTCCGCTACACCCTGCGCCGCTACATCGATGCCATGGCCCAGGAGATCAACCGCAAAATCTGGCCGCGCTCGCGCATCTACTTCGGCGAGTTCAACGCCGACGCGCTGCTCGACGGCGACAGCAAGGCCCAGGCCGACTACTTCGGCAAGGCCCTTGGCGGCCCCGGCACGCAAGGCTGGATGACCATCAACGAAGTCCGCCGCCTCAAGAACCTCAAGCCCGTCGTCGGCGGCGACAAGCTCATTTTTGCCGGCGCAGCGCCGGCACCCCAACCGGAGGAAGACGATGCACCCGATGCAGAAACTGCTGATCAGTAACCGCCAGCGGGGTCGGTTCGACGTCGTTGCCAAAGCCGGCGACGAAGAAGCCACCATCTACCTCTACGACATGATCGTCAGCACCGACGAAGAAGCCGAATGGTGGGGCGGCGTCAGCCCGCAATCCTTCATCAAGGCGCTCAACGAGATCACCGCCGCCACCATCCACCTGCGCGTCAATTCGCCCGGCGGCTCCGTCTTCGCCGCCCGCGCCATCGAGCAAGCCATCCGCGAGCACAAGAGCACCATCATCGTGCACGTCGACGGCCTCGCCGCCAGCGCTGCCAGCTTCCTCATCATGGCCGCCGACGAAATCCACATGGCGCCCGGCAGCTTTTTGATGATCCACAAGGCCTGGACGTGGATGTACGGCAACGCCGACGACCTGCGCAAGGAAGCCGGCCTGCTCGACCAGATCGACGTCAGCCTGGCCAAGACCTACGCCACCCGCAGCGGTCAGGACGAAGCAGCCATCGTCGGCTGGCTCGCCGATGAAACCTGGATCGAAGCAAGCCGCGCCGTCGAGCTCGGCCTGGCCGACAAGGTCGCCGAAGAGAAAGCCAAGGCCAAGGCCAGCGACTGGGATCTATCCGCCTACCAGCACGCCCCGGCCCAGGCCAGCGCACCCGCAACCCCCGCACCAGAAACCGAAACCCCGGCTCAAGAAGTCGACCGCGATGCCCTGCACCGCGCCGTCCTCAAGGCCCTGATCCCCGCCTGACGCTCACGCGACTGGCACACCCGGCCGCCCTTGGGCGGCTTTTTTTATGGAGCAGCAAAATGAAGAACCTTCAAGCCCTGCGTGAGCGCCGCGACCAACTGGCGCAAACCCTGACCAACCTGGTCGACAAGGACAAGACCCCCAAGTGGGAAGCCTCCCACCAAGCCCAGTACGACCAGGCCATGGCCGAAATCGGCGACATTGACGGCCAGATCAAGCGCCACAACGACGCCGTCGCCGCCATCGGCGCCGGCATCGGCGGCGACGAATCCCTGCGCGAGCAATTCACCCGCACGCCGGGTGCCCACGGTGCCGAGTCCGGCGCCCTGCGCAACTACCTGCAAGGCGGCCTGATGGCCCTGCAGCCGGAGCAACTGCACGCCATGCGCGCCCGCCAGTCCGGCGACATCGCCAACGCCATGCGCCTGCCGCAAGCTGCCATGTCGACGACCACCCCGGCAGAAGGCGGATTCACCGTCGCCACCGAGTACTACCGCCAGCTGGCTGAGGCACAGAAGGCCTTCGGCGGCATCCGTGCGGTCGCCACCATCCTCCCGACCGGTACCGGCGCCCAGATGAACTTCCCGACCGCCGACGCCACGTCGGAGGAAGGTGAAATCGTCGGCCAGAACGCCGCCTCCAACCTGGGCGAAACCACCTTTAACAATCTGGCCCTGGACGTCTACAAGTACTCGTCCAAGAAAATCGCCGTGCCTTTCGAGCTGATCCAGGATTCGATGTTCGACATCGAGGGCTACATCAACAGCCTGCTCGCCGTCCGTCTCGGTCGCATCACCAGCAAGCACTTCACTACCGGCACCGGCTCCAGCCAGCCGCGCGGCATCGTCACTGGCTCCAGTGTTGGCAAGACCGGCGCCACCACGCAGACCCTGACCGTGACCTATGACGATCTGGTCGATCTTGAGCACTCCGTTGATCCGATTTACCGCGCCTCGCCGAAGTGCGGTTTCATGATGCACGACAGCTCGCTCAAGGTCATCCGCAAACTCAAGGACACCCAGGGCCGCCCGATCTTCGTTCCGGGCTACGAGCAAGGCAACCCCGGCGGTGCGCCTGATCGCCTGCTCGGCCGGCCGATCTACATCAGCCAGGAAATGCCGGTAATGGGCGCCAACGCCAAGTCCATCCTGTTCGGTGATTTCAGCCGCTACATGATCCGCGAAGTCATGGACCTGACCCTGTTCCGCATGGCTGACAGCGCCTTCATCCTCAACGGCCAGATCGGCTTCGTCGCCTTCAACCGCCAGGGCGGCAACCTGATCGACGTCGGCGGTGCCGTCAAGCACTACGCCAACTCCGCCACCTAACCGGCATCTTTCCCGAAACGCCGGCCCCGCCCGTCGGGGTCGGCCTGGAGAACGCAATGGGAACCAAAGTCCGCATCCTCACCGCCGTCGTCCTCGACGGCATCCGCTACCAGCCCGACCAGGTCGTCGATCTGCCGTCCGCCACTGCCAAAGCCCAGCAAGCCGCCGGCGCCGTCGATCCGCACAAGGACGCCGTCGCCTTCTGCGAAAAGGTGCTCGGCGCCGAAGTCGTGGTGCACAAGGCCCCGGCAAAGGAAGCCGCCGCGCCGTCCGAATCCACCGATGAAACCGCTGGCCAGGCCGGCGGCGAATCGCCCCAGGAGTAAGCCATGAAACTCACCCGCCTCATCCTCGCCACCCTGGCGCTGGCCATCTCGGCCATCCTGCCGGCCCAAGCCGGCGCCCTCACCGACTACGCCGAAAACAAGCTGGTCGATTCCCTGCTGCGCGGCCAGGCCATCGGCGCCCCGGCCACGTTCTACATGGGCCTCTCCACGGCCACCTGCACCGACTCCAGTGCCGGCACCGAGCCGAGCGGCAACGCCTACGCCCGCGTCGCGGTAACGTCCTCGCTCGCCAACTGGGCCGGCACCCAAGCCGCCGCCAGCACCACGGCGTCAAGCGGCACCGGCGGCACGACGAGCAACAACAACGCCATCACCTGGACGGCCAGTAGCGGCAGCTGGGGCACCCTACAGAGCGTGCGGCTGTTCGATGCGAGCAGCGGCGGCAACAGCTGGATCTGCATCAACCTGACGGCGCCGCTCAACGTCTCAGGCGCGGGGTTCACGGTGTCGTTCCCGGCCACGTCGCTGACCTTCCAGGTCGATAACTGACCATGAAAAAATCCCTCATCGCCCTGGCTGTTGCCGCTCTCCTGAGCGCCTGCAGCACCGCTCCGGCCGTGCCCTTGCAGGCCACCGCCAGCAGCAGCGTCACCGGCTTCGCCACCCTGGCCCTGTGGGGCACCTGGGAGAGCGAGCTGGCGCCGGCTTATACCCGCCTCGCCGTGCTGCGCCACCGCGCCGCCCGCGCCCTGCAGGACGGCCGGATAGCCGTGGCCACGGCTATCGAGATCCAGGCCAGCGCCGACCAGGCACGGGCCAAGCTCGACGCCTCGCGCCGCGGCCACGCCACCGAACCGACCGCCGACCAGCGCATGCTGCTGGTCGAGGCCCGCCATCTGATCTACCGCGCCGAGCAGCGCCTGGAGAACAACCAATGACCCCCGAACAAGCCCGCGCCCTGGCGCAACAGCTCAACGACGCCGCCGACCAGGCGGAAGCCGAAGGCCGCGACCTGGTCGAGGCGGATCTGGATCGCTTTGCCACGCTGGACGACGTTGCCCGGGAGACGCTGGCCGCCGCCATCGAATCCGCCCAGGGCCGGTAAGCACGCCCATGGCCACCCCGACCGACGACAGCTACAGCTGCCCGTTGAATGGGGTGGTGTCGGCTGGGCGCTATCGTGTCTGGTCTTCCGCTAATTCGCCAGGAAGCTACGACTCAGGGTCGGATACATGGGTTCCGGGGCGCGGCGCTGATGGCCGTGTATCGTGGGCAAGCTGGTCGCTCGTTCCTGCTGGTCGATGGGTCAATGTCGCCGGCACGCGAATGGATGCGCTTGATTCAGTGGTCAAGGCCGCGCTGCCAGGGTGGTCCGATAGGGGGAATTCTGGATGGGACGGTGTGACCGGCGGCTGGTCTGGCATGGCGCTGGACAAGTACACGGACCGACCAAGAGCGTGGTTACTCGGCGGCGGTCATCACGACTCCAGCAACAACGGATTGTATCGGTTTGATGTTCCCCGGATGGGATGGTCTGTCGAGATCATGCCGACGGACCTGACCGGGTGCGACGCTCGATATACAACAGCAGGTACGGCGACTTTTACAAACTACCCTGCGGCAAATGATTATAAGATCGCCAATCCTAACCAGTCGCTGATCTACCACGACGAGCTTTACTCGTTTGCCGAAAACGCTCCGACAGCCCGGCA